ACAGGCAACGCAGGCAACACTACAAAGCGTAATGCGTTTATGGATGCCAAATCTACTTCCAGCAGTGAAAAAGCAACTTTAGCCAATATGGTCACCAGTGCTTTAGAAATGCGTGGCAGAGGCGTTCAACCTAAAATCAATCCTGCTTTAGAAGGTGTAAGTAGTAATACTAATACTGGACCTAAAAAGAATCCAACAGCCAGTAATAGCAGCCTACCATCAAAATACAAAAAACCTACCACAAAAGGTTAAAGTAGTATAAATAACAGAGCAGTCCAAGACTGCTCTTTTAATTGTATAGTTATGAAAGGAAAATGAAATGATAACAAGCAATAACGAAAGCCCTTGGGCAGACAAGCCCAAAGAACCAGTAGTAGCACCTACTACAAAAAAAGCAGTAGCCCCTAAAGCAGTCTCAAACGCTGAGTATGATTTAGAAGGCTTGATGACTGACTTCCCCACCGCCAAAGAATTAGAACGATTTGTTTTTGACGAAACAGGCATCGTGCTAAACCTAAAAGGCAGAGCAAATAAACTAAAATATCAGGTAGCAATGGACACACTCAATGGTGTGGAAATTGAAGCCAAGTTTAAAGGTGATAACAATCCTTATATTGATAAGGCAGAACTAATACCCGAAGAACCACTCAAAGAAGTTCCTGCCAGAGATCCAAACTTACCTGACCATAGCCAAGTTCAAAACTTATTTTATAGTCCTGTTGTTCCGCATCCTGATGAGGAAAGCAGAGCAATGGATAAGAAATGTCACGTATTATTTAGAAAATACAAAAATGGTATGATTAGTTATGATGTGCTTGGACCGCTTGAGCAAAAACCAAAGGGTGAAAAGATTGACAAGTTTGGTAGAACACGCCCAGAAATTATTACCTGGGTTGATCCACGCACAGGCGAACAAACTATTGTCCGTGAAGATGGCACACTAACACCGCAGGGCAAACGCTTGCGTGGTATGATGATGACATTTAAGGTCAATCGCAGTAATCAATGGGAAGTATGGATCGACCGTGAGTTTATCAGTCTTGATGATTCAGTTAAAAACAATCCCTGGGACTTGAGTAAATGACCGCCCGTGAAACAGAGATCAAGGCAGCACAAGACGCTGCCAGATACAATGACACACTTATTTTACAAAAGGTAAATGCCAGTCATCGTATCGCATTTGCTGACAAGTATCCTAATCAGGTTGAGCATATCCTTCGTTTAATCACGGAGCGATTACAACTTGGTTTGACTAAACTTGAAGGCACTGACTTACAAAGCCCTAAAACTTGGATTTTAAGTTGCGATGAAATAGAAAGCCTTGCTCAAGCAATGTTTTATGTTCATCAAATTAGACAAGACTTAAAGGCTGAATAATGTTAGGACAAGATGTATTGATGGCGAGAGCACTACGCTACAGCGTGGATAAACACGGTCTTGACACTGACGCATTAAAAAATATACCAGGTTCATTACAAAGCCAACTAATGGACTTGGCTATAACCGTGGCTGAAGATATGAAGTTTAATGGTTTGAAATATTTTAGACCATTTGAGCATCAACTTAAATTCTTTGCCACTGGCAAACACGATAGACGAGGAATATTGGCTGCCAATCGTATTGGCAAAACCGTATCTACTTGTTTTGAAACTGCTTGTCATTTAACAGGACTATATCCTGATTGGTGGCAGGGACACAGATTCACAGCACCAATAACTTGTATGGTTGCTGGCGAAGGCTGGAGTCAGGTAGCATTGGTGCTACAAAATGAATTGTTAGGAACGCAAGATGTTAAAATTACTGAAAACCTGGGAACTGGTGCTATTCCTCGCAGTTGTATCGTTGTTGATACTATGCGAAATGATGGAGCCAATTGTATCGGTGTGGAGATTAGGCATACCACTGGCAGTAATAGTTATTTGTTATTCGCAAATTATACTCAGGAGGTTCGCCAATTACAAGGTTTTAAACTCAATATGGCTGTCTTCGATGAGCAGCCGCCAGATGACTTCTTCAGTGAAATTGTCACTCGAACTGCTACTACGCAGGGAAAGATTCTCTGCTCATTCACGCCACTTAAAGGACTCAACGGACTTGTCAGTAAATTCTGGAACCGAGAAGAAGGCTACAACTACATCAGGGTAAGTTGGGATGATTGTCCTGAATATGATCCTTGGGGTCAGCCATTTTTATTAAAAGAAACCAGACGACAACTTGAGCGTGATTATTTGCCTCACGAGCGAGAAGCCCGTATCGCAGGTAAGCCTGTAATGGGCAAAGGTGCTGTGTTCCAGTTAGGTGATTGGACAGCAGTGACTTACAAAACAGGTGAAGTAGATTTTAACAGGATGCCAAACATCCAACGAGTTATCGCACTTGACCTTGGTTTAGTCAATGACAAAACGGTGATCAGTTTAATGTATTGGGAGCCGAACGAGAAGATGGCATACTTACACAGACAGATTGTTATACAAGGCATAGAAGAAGCCGTGCCCACGCAATATGTCAATCACCTGCTCAGACCCGAAGTATTTGGCACACCCATAGTATTACCAGCAGACGCAAGCACCAAAGGCAGATACACAATGAGTAGCAGTAGTATTCGTGAGTTGTTTGAAAGTTATGGACTCAATGTTTATGAAAATGCTATTATGAATCCACCAGATCAGTATGGCAAACAGAACAACCACAAAAGTTATGGCATCAACCAAATGAGACAGATGTTTGAAATGGGCACTTTCTTTGTCAATGAAAATTGTAATAACTTTTTAACAGAAGCACAGAACTATTTTGTTGATGAAAAAGGCAGATTCAGCGATCCTGATGATTGTATAGATAGTTGTCGTTATGCTCTTATGGCTGTCTTACAAGGCATCGCAGAACCATTTGATGGCTTGAGTAGTCAGCAGAGAATGAGAGCACAACGTGATAGATATGTTAAATATGATGATAGTCAAAGACCAAGTTGGAAGAAGACTTACACAGCAGAATAAGGAATTGAAATGAAGATTTTTATTAGCATAGCGAGTTATAGAGACCCGCTGTTAGCCAATACCGTGAAAGATGCCTACGATAACGCACACAACAAAGATAGTTTAGTATTTGGAATTGTAGATCAAAGTTTTGGAATGGAAACATTTGACCCTGGTTATTTTGACTTTAAAAAACAAATCAGGTATGTCAGGATAGAACCACATTTAAGCCGTGGTGCTTGTTGGGCAAGACATTTATGCCAGACATTGTATAATGAAGAGACTTACTATTTCCAAATAGATAGTCACACAATCTTTGACAAAGACTGGGACTTGTATTTTATAAATCAGTTTAGACATTTAGAACAATATCACGCCAATCCTGTTATCACAAGTTATCCATACCCGTTTGAGATCATAGACGGAGATTTAACTAACCTGAAAAAAGGACAGACCACCACAGATTGTATGATGTTGGCTGTGAATGAAGAACACACATTTAAAAATGCCAGCGAACAACACGCAAGTATTCGTGGGACTTTTGTTAAAAAGCAAGAACCCAGTCACGGATTTTTAGTGGCAGGAGGTTGTTTGTTTGGTCCTGGACATTTAGTAGAACGAGTGCCTTATGACCCACATATCTATTTTAGTGGTGAAGAATGTTCATACGCACTACGATTATGGACACACGGCTATAATATATTCCATCCTTGTAATATGCCAGTGTATCATCAGTATGTTGGTAAGTATAGAAACAAGGCTTGGGCAGACAAAATGATAGAACCACACGCACAGACAAAATGGCACGAATACAGCACGGCTGGTAAAAACCGCAGTAATCGTGTGACCACAGGCAAAGAACTTGGTATCTATGGATTAGGCACTAAACGCTCACTTAAACAATATATTGATTTTTGTGGGTTAGACTACATCAACCAAAAATACACTGACAAGAAAGTCAGTGAAATAAATTACAAGGAATCAGTATGAAATACACCCGAGGACCAGTTAGCACAGACAGAGAATTTAACCGACCAAGTATCCCAGCCATTGTTGCTTGGTATGACGAAATAAAATTAGAAGCAGAACGCAGTGGTTATCAGGCACATTTAACTGGTAGAAGTTTAACAGACATCAATAATACTATGGATGTTGATATTGTATTCACAGGCAAAATGAACATAGATGCTTTAGAGCATTTGTTGATCTCCAGTGTAGTCACAGGCTTTAGACATAATTTAGTTATAGATGCTCGTTGGCAAAATGTCATTGAAACAGCAGAATTTAAAGATGGTAAGATTACAATATTACCCACTGAATTTGTATTCTTAAACTACCACGAACACGACAACGGACAGGGTCGTAGAGTCATCAATGATTACAGATTACATTCTGCTTTTGCCAAAGTCAATGACAATTTAGTTGGCAGCACATATCAGCGTGTGGCTAAAAAACTTAAACCGCATTTAGAACAATATATAATGAAACACGGCAAACTTGCCCATTTACCTTTAGGAGCCGCAGAATGAAACAACCAGTGACACCAATGCCAGGACAGACTCCTGCGGCAAATATTACAAACAGAGAAGACTACAAGTTAGACTTGTCGTTGAGAAAACACAGCGAAGAACAATATGTATTAAAGATTAAAAAGTATGTGCCAGAATTAGGCTGGCGTGAGTTCTTCTTTATGGTCAGTCCAGAAGAACTGGACAGAATACGAACAGCATTAGATTTAGGAGAAGCATATGGGAAAAGGAAGTAATAGACGCAGAGAAGATGTTAAAAAGGTCAGGGACAACTGGGATGCCGTTTTTGGTAAAAAAGACAGAAAAGAAGAAAAGCCCAATCCACCGATGCCTAATAATAACGCTAAATAATACAATAAACTAAAGGTAATTACCCAGAATGTTAGACATAAAAAACACCGTCGTCACAGACCTCAATCAAAATAGAAAGATCAATGCCAACTTTGTGCGTTTGAAGAATCTATTAGAAGTCAAGATGGCTTCTTTCTTACGCTATCTTGCCACCAAGAACGCTGTAAATAGAAGTGCCGACTATCACTATCTGTGCTTGGCTGTGACAAACTCAACTGCTCCTGTGAATGGCATTGACTATATACACCCAACCGTAAAACCAGTTGTGGATTATACAACAGCAGTTATCGCCAAAGGTTTAATGCCTGGTGGTGAAATCAATTTTGAATTCGTAGCCGATGGTGAAGATGATGAAGCAGCCGCCAGACAAGCCACGGATATGGTGTCAAAGGTTGTCAATCAAATGAACGATCCACACTTTATTTTAGAGCGTTGGATTATGGATGCCAATCTACACAAGAATGGTATGATGATGATTAAACCTGTTAGAGAACAGATTGTTAGATATGTTGAAACACAGGGAACTAATGACCAATTACGAGCATTTGAACAACAAGCCAGTGAAAGTGGTTTAACAGCATTACGCCAGAGCAAACGACAAGTCAGTATTGATATGGAAAAGGCTATGGCTGAAATCCAACAAAACCTTGGACCTGAACGAGCACAGATGGGTAAAGACCATTTAGAAAACGCTATCAATAACTTTAGTGATGGTGAAGATTTGATGGTTGAAGAAGATTTACAAACTATCAGTGTTGATGCTGAAGCATCAGTATTAGATGATGCCGTTAAACGCAATACAATTTATAAAGCCAAATACAAACTAACTGGTTATAGTATCAACATCAAGTTCCATCCTATTGCTCAACATTACTGGATCTGCGATCCAACGGTGCCTGAAATCAAAGATCAACCATTCTGCGGGTATTATGACCCGATGACCATACAGGAAGCCACTGAGTTATATCCTGATATCAATTTAGAAGAATTTAGACGACACGCTGAATACAACCAAAGTGGTGCGTATCAAGCGGGTAGTGTATTAAACAACTTGGCTATTCACGCCAGAGATAGTGTGCCTGTTATGGGCTTGCCTGTAAGCAGTGGTGCCGCACAAGATGAAGATGCCAGAATTGTCAGTATTGTCACTGCTTGGAACAGATTTGACATTGACGGTGATGGTGAGTTAGAACTAATTGAGATTATCTATAGTGGTTCATACATTATCAGTGCCAGAGAAGTTGAGTTTATTCCTGTGGCTAATATGTGCCCTCGTCCTCTACCTGGTAATTTTTATGGGATGAGCGTGGCGGAGTCGGTTGTTCCTGCTCAAGAATATAATACATCAGCAGCCAGAGCAGAGATTCAGTTAGGCTTACTAACTGCTACTCCCAGAATCGGTGTTAAACCTGATAGATTAGATTTTGAGATGCTACAAGATGGCGAATCAGCAATCTTTATTTTGGATAGTAAGTTTGACCCTGCCAAAGACATTTACCAAATCCCACCACCAAGTGGTAATCTTGCTTTCTTGGAAACTGCTATGGAGCGTATCAAACAAGACACAATGAGTTTGGTTGGTATGACTTCACCCACAGATGTATTCAATCCTGAAGTTATGGCACCAGGCAATAGTGGTATTAAACTACAAATGGCACTAACGCCTAACCAGATTATACAAGACAACATTGTCAGAAATGCCGCTGAAGGATTAAAAGAAGCATTATGGTTAGTATGGAGAACACTAATACAATACGGTGATGATTATGGTGTTAAAAAGTTAGCCTCATCATTCCACCCAGACAAGCGAGCAGAGTTCCTTGACTATTTGGCTTGGGACGATATGAACTTTTGTGAGCGTAAAGAAATACACTTGGAGTTGGCAGTTGGTATGATGAGTGAAGAAAACTCATTGGGCAGACTACAGATTATCCAAAAATGTCAGGCAGACTTGTATGCTACAACACAGCAAATGGTCACTGCTGGCACTCTAACTCCAGAAGTGTATAAAAAGGTCAAGAAGCCTTTTGCTGACACTCTGTATGTTTTAGGTGTCAAAGACTGCGATACTTATTTGCCCAGTGATGCTGAAGTTCAGACAATGATTACCAGTGGTGCTGAAGCAATGAAGAACAGAGAACCAAGTCCAGAAGACAAGAAACGATTATCAAGTGCGGCATTGGATGATATGCGAGCAGAAGAAATTAAAGCCAGTATGGAAGGCACTGATGCTGAATCGCAGTTGGATTATATGGCATTGGCTCAGGGAACTCCAAAGGTATATAGTTAAACAGCATAAATAAATGTATGATAAATGACAATACCGTGGAGTTTTATAACTCCAGATTGACAATAGATTTGAGCAGTTTAAAGAACCTAAAGCCAGAACAACTGGACAAGGTTAGACATTATGGATCACAGGCAGAGAACTTGTTAAAGAACAAGGACCTGGCTATGTTTATCCACCATTTTAAGTTTGAAGTGGCAGACGCACTGGCTAACATCAGGGCACACACTCCAGACGACAATGCTGAACGAGTTGCTTTAAGTAATCAACTTGTAGGCATTGACAATTTTGTAAGTAGCCTGAAAAAGGCGGCTTACTTAAAAAGCCGTGTCGTAAGCACTAACGAAGTGCCCGATACTAATTAAAGGAAATAGAAATGACAGAAACGATTAGTCCTAACACCTCACAAGGTGCGGTCACTGAATCACCAGCAGTTCCGAGTATGGATTCAATAGCCGCTAAAATGACCGCAATGAAAGAAATGACTTTGCGTAATCAAATTGGTGCTACCAACCAGACTGCGACAGGAGTAGATGAAGAGGCAGAGCAGTCATCAAACCCTGTGGCAACAGATACGCCAGAAATTGACGAAACTGAAGATTATAATAGCGATGGCAGCGATCAAGAAGCAGATGCCCCTGAACAGGTAAGCACTGGTAGTAATGATTCAACAGCAGACGAACTTATTGACTTTGTAGAATTTGCGGAGACTAATCCCAATGCTAAATTCAAGTTTGTAAAAAACGGCAAAGAAGTAATTATGGATGCGAAAAAAGCAGCCGCAATATTAGGTCAAGGTGGAGCAATACACGAAGAAGCAAGGCAGTTAAAGATAGAACGAGCAGAGTTTGACGAGTATCTCAATGAGGCACGAGCCAGACAAGAAGGTTTAACTTTAGCAATGGAATTTACCGTTCAGCCAAAATTACAGGCAGCGTATGATGAGATTGTGAAAACACAGAATTATCAAACTACCTTCCAGCAACAATTGGCAAGAACAAGTGATCCTGCGGTAGCCGCAAGGATACAGGCAAGTATGGCACAGAATGAACGCTGGATACAGCAACAACAACAGGTTATATCACAAATTAAACCTGCTATTGACCAGTTCAGGGCGGTGCGTAGCGAGCAAGTATCAGAGCGTTTAGCACAGGCACGACGAGGATTTACAGACAAAGAGTTGAAAAACGAATATGTCTATAATGAAGTTCGTGATAAGGTTAGCAAACTTTGGAAGAATGCTAAAGATGAAATCATACCAGGTGTTCCTAATATAGACCTAATCAGCAGTGACGAAGCACTTTTAAGTCTCGTCCGTGACGGTCTTCGCTACAGAGACAAGCCATCTACTAAATCCGCAGGTTCTTCTATGGCAGCATTGACTAATCGCAAAGGCACTTCCGCAGGGAAGGGCAACAACGATGAAATCAGCAAACTTCGTGAGCAAGCCAATAGAGGCGATAAAAAAGCCTCTGATAACCTTTTAGTAGCACGACTACAGAGTATTCGTTCTGGTAGAGGGGGAAGATAAACAACCATTATTAAAGGAAAATAAAATGGCAGAAATTACAACATCCCAAATTGGCAATGGCACAACACTACCTTATAGTGCTGATATCGTTGTTAAAGATTTAGACCTTGATGTGTCTAATCGTGTCAAGGACGACACACCAGTGCTCAATATGTGTATGAGCAAAAAGCGTAAAGTAAATTCTACTTTACCATTATGGACTGATGACATTTATCGTGCTCCTCAAGTTCAAGCACAGATCGAAGGTGCCACGGTTTCTACAAGTCAAGCACAGAGCAATCAACGCTATAACTTGGGCAACTACACGCAGATTTTCAGCACGGTTATTGCCGCTTCTGGAACTGCCAGAGCCGTTCTACAATCTGGCGGAGATCCGCAAAGTTATCAAGAGGTAAAACAATTGATAGAGTTGATGTTTGACGTTGAACAACAATTAGTTCGTGCTGACCAAATCGGAACGAAGTATGCTGGTCAAAGTGGAACAGCCAGTGGTTTGCCAGCAGGACAAACAGGTCGTCGTATGGGTTCATTAAACTCATTCGCAGGCACAATGTCCTTCAATACAACTTCAGGTAGTTTAAGTGGTTTAGATACATTCTATAACAACGAAGACACAGATAGTTCTACGCAAATCAGTAATGCCCTACGCATTTATGCTAATGGTAATTACTACTATGGTGGAACATTCACTAACCAGTATTTCTCACCAGCATTGTATAAGCAGTTGGTCACCGTTGCTGAACAGCGTTATAACGCTAAAATCCGCACCGTTGTTGCTCCAACAAGCCTACGCACTTCATTGAGCGACAATATGCCACAAAGCCGTGGTATCAATCGTGTTGATTCAGCACGAGGTGATACTATCCAAACTTATGAGGGTGATTTTAATTACACTTATGAGATTTTCGATAGTTGGATTATGGACCAAGTAAATGCTAACAGCATCTACTTTATGAACGAGGATGTTCTACAATGGGGTTCATTGCGTGATCTTGGACCAAATAATGAAGTCTTCTCAAACGCTGATGCGTCATTAGACCAATTTATTATGGAAGGCACTCTTATAGTGCGTAATCCAGCAGGCGTTGGTGTTCTAAACAACATCACAGCAGGCACAACAGCCCAGGCATCATTGCCAAGTGCTCGTCCTGCCGCTTTGGTAAGTCGCACAAACTACGGTCCTGGCGATGTCACACCTTAAATCTTTGTAAGATTTTAAGTGACAAGGGCAACTTCGGTTGCCCTTTTGTTTGGCTAAATAATACTATGAACGATATAAACAACCCTGAATATTTGGACGATAAAGATCCAGAAAAGAATCACGATTACTGGAGACAAGATCACGGTGGTATGGTGACAACACACAATGGTGTGGCTGAACGCTTGCTATCTAACAACAACGACTTGTATAATAGTATGAAAGGTGATTGGAAACGAACTGACACTAATAAAAGTGGTAATATGATTGTGACTACTGGCAGAGAAGATGGCAAGTTTTACATCAAACGAGAACAACAAAACACAGAAGAAATTAAACTGCGTGTAAAAAACTATAGACACGCTGCCGAACTTGGTATTCCTGATCCACTGGCACCAATAGGTGAAGATGGCAAACTAACTTATAAGTGGATGGATTTGCCCACGGTTATCAGTATCCGTATCAGTGACCAATACTTTGATGGTATTCCTTGGAATGCTATTAAAAATGACAGAACACTTAAAGCCCAGTTTTACAAAGTTGTAGAACGAGAATATCCAGAATATGTGACATACCCAGGTGGTAAATTACCTATTCCCATAGATGTGCCTTATCCTACAAAACGAGGCGAACAGAAATACTTTAAAGGACTACATTAAAAATGTTTGTAATACCCACAGCCGATGACCTTGTGACATTCATTAAAGACTTCACAGGCTCAACCAATGACGCAGAAATAAAGAAGTGTATTTTTATGGCAGAAATGTCAATGAGAAACATAGAACTACCAGCATTACGCAGTGATCCATACGCAGTAGAAAATATTGGAGTAGCGGATGCTGATGGTAGAGTGCCAATTCCAGGTGATATGAACAAGCCTATCTTGTTCTTTCAACAAGGAGCACAGGTCACTACCAGTGCTACGGCTACAGGTGTCAGTGGGCAACTTACCATTACACTAACTTCTACTCCAGCACAAACTATTACTAATAATATGTTGGTGTCTGGAACTGGTATTGCCACTGGTGCTCAAGTAGTAAATGTCACTGGTGGAGGCGGCAGTGGCAGCATAGTCACATTAAATATTGTCAATACAGCAACGGTGTCAGGAACTATTGTATTTGCCACTAATGCTAACAACAGCAACCAAAGCGGTCCTTGGATTGTCTATGACAGAATTGGCGACAGAGATATTATTACTCAGGGTATGCTTGCCCAGTTATATTTGACACCTGTAAATGTGCCCAATGTAATCCGTGGTAAATTCAGTGAAGTAGCCAACAAGTATCAGTTCCTACCATATGTGGCTGAAGGTGCTCTTATCAATTTATATTACTATCGTGCTTGGCAGTTGTTATTTGCTCCACGATCAGATGTATTGGTCAGTGCCACAGGTTCAGTAAATCCTATTAGCGGTAGCGGTCCTTGGACTATTGCTATTACTGGTATGACAGATATCAACGGATTAAATGTAGGAGATCACATTACAGCCACAGCAGGAACAGGTAGTTTGGGTTCTGGCTTTACCACTGCTATCGTCACTGAACTAACTTCATCAACAAGTATTAAAGTTGTAGTCACAGGAGGTAGTAGCCCTAACGGTGGCACTATAACCAATGTCAGCATCACAGATTTAACGGTTCAAAGCAATCAGGTTTTACAGACCTGGGCTGAAGGTTATGTATATGCTACACTCAGAGAGTATTACATTAAACGACACAACGCTGAAGATGCTCAGGTATATGCTCAAAAGTTTGAGAATGCCTACAACATCGTAGAAGATCAAAACAATTTAGGTAAGTGGAGTGGCGGACATACTAAACTAACTTCAGTATGGCAACCCCGACAATACAGAAACTTCGCTTACAAATAAGGATAACCAATGGCAAATAATAGTTCATTATACGGTGATGATACAAACAATCTGGGAGCAAGTTCCAGCAACTATACCACTTTATATAGTGGTGGCGGAGCACCTGTGCCTGGAGGTGATAACGTTATTATTTCAGGAACACTCACGGTCAATGGCTGTGCTATACTAACTGATTGTTCAACTTTTAGTTTATTACCACAAAACGCAACTACCATCAATTTTGGTGGTGCGGCTACAACAATGACTATTGGTAGCACCACAGGCGGGGTTATAACACTGAACAAGTATAACTTAAATTCCAACACTAACATAATGACATTGCCTGGTCAGGGTATATTAGGTGACACATATGGAGATGGCACTAATAATGTCAGCATACAACCTGGACCTGGTGGTTATGCTGGTGTCAATAGTGAAAATCAACAACAATATTTTGAAGCCGATGATAATGCTATTTACATTGGAACAAACTATCCCAGTTCTACTAAAAATTGGCAGTTTAACAAAGATGGCACAACGCAGTTTCCCAGTTATAAATTCCCATATGCCGATGGCACAGCCAATCAAGTATTGACAACCAACGGTGCTGGTGTTTTAAGTTTTGCCAGTATCAGTAGTTTAGGTATTGTCACAAGTATAACTGGCACAGCCAATCAGGTTATTGCTTCAAGTCCAACTGGTGCGGTGACTTTGAGTTTGCCACAGGATATTGCTACAACTTCTAATCCTACATTTAACGGAGTAATTGCTGGACTTGTAAATATTGGTGTTAGCCCAACTCCTAATAATGTTATTAGGACGGTCACAGGATCTAATGCTGATTTAGTTTTGTTTGCTGATGGCACTGGCATAGTATCTGTAAATGATACTATGAATGTTCTTGGTGGTAATTTATGCGTAAGTTCTGGAAAACTTGGTGTCAATACTACCACACCAATTTATGAATTAGATGTCAGAGATGGTGGTGATGGCTATGTTCAATTCGCACTTACTAACACAGAACGAGAGTTTGTAATCACTAACAACGCTGGTGATGATTTAGTTAGCATCTCTGTAAGACAGCCTCCAGGCAGTGGCGGTTATACTAACAGACTTCAATTTGATGCTACTGGTGGTAATCAGTGGTTTGCTTCAGGCAGTCTTGGTGTCAATAATGCCACACCCGCTTATACTTTAGATGTCAGTGGTCAGGGTAGATTTACTCAAGACATTATTGCTGGCACACAGGTAAAAATAAATGGTGCTACCAGTGGATCAACTTCGCTGATTCAAGTAGATGGTAGTGCTGATGTCAATTACTATTTGCCTACAGCACAAGGAGCAAGTAGCACCGTTCTTACTAATGATGGCAGTGGTAATTTGTCGTGGGCTGCTACAGGCAATCCGTTTGACCAATCATTAAACACCACTGACAATGTGATCTTTAATACGGTGACTGCTACTAATGGAGTAGATTCGTCTTTGATTTATACTGATGAAGTCCGTCCATTAAATAACGGTTATTTTACTCTTACCAGTGAAAACTACAAAGCAGAAATACAACTTGGTGAAACTTTAGGTTATCCTGATGGTTATATAACTGCTATTGTAAATTCTAATAACTGGAGTTTTATCAGTGACGGACGCACATCATTCCCTAACTATACATTCCCAGCAGCCGATGGAGCAGTCAATGAAGTATTGACCACTGATGGTCTTGGTAATGTATTTTGGGCATTACCTGGTGGTGGTGGTTCAACGTTTGGTAATATCACTATCGCAGTAGATACTGACAATACAATATCTACTACCACTGGTAATTTAATTTTACAAACTGAGGCTGGTGTAGATTCAGGTGTTATCACAATAAACGCAGGTGCTGATCAAGATATTGTTATACAACCTAACGCAACTGGCAGAATTAAATTGAGCACTGATGATGTAATCATTGGCGATTTAAATACCAGTGCTGCCATTACAACCAACGGCACAGGCAGTCTTTATTTAAACACTAACAACTATGTAGATTCTGGACAAATGTTTTTGGAGGCTGGTGTTGATGGTAATATTGTATTAGCACCATATACTACAGGCACAGGGCAGGTAAAAACTTATGGTAATTTTCAAGTCAATGATGGCACTTTTTTTGTAGATTCTGCTAATGGCAGAGTTGGTGTGAATACCACAGGACCTGGACAAGAATTTACTATCAGCGATGGTGGTGATGGTTATGTTCAGTTTGGTATGATAAACACAGAACGCTTGTGGTTAGTGACTAATAATTTTGGTGACAATTTAATATCATATAGTGTTAAAGAAACTGCTGGACCAGTTGTGAATAGACTTCAGTTTGACGCCACAGGCGGAGACCAATGGTTCCCTTCGGGTAATTTAGGTGTTGGCACGGCTACGCCTGCCTATGCTTTGGATGTCAGCGGCACAGGTAGATTTACCAGTAATTTGATTGCCACTGGCGGTATAACATTAAATGGCACTACCAGTGGCTATACTGATATTATACAGCCTGCTGTTGGGGCAAATATTCAATATGTGTTGCCAGCGGCTCAGGGTGCTGTATCAACGGTTTTAACCAATGATGGATCAGGTAATCTATCTTGGGCATTGCCTGGTGGTGGTGGATCAACATTTGGTAATATCACGGTGGGTGTTGTCACAGATAATACTATATCAACTACCACAGGTGATTTAGTTTTAGCCAGTGCCAGCGGAACTATAGATGCTACAACTTCATATATGTTTGTTGATACGGTAAGTGCTAATCAAATTGATATTGGTTTTCCAACAGCAGTATCAACTATAAATGATCAAACAACTACAACTACCAGTGTCACCCCAGTTTCAATTAGTTCTACAACCAGAAGTGGTATGAAGGTTTTAATCAGTATAGTAGATAATGTCAGTAATGCCAGACATATTGTGGAAGCATTGTTATTAAAACAAGGCTCAACAGCGTATATAACAACATACGCAGAAATGTATTCAAGTGCGGCATTAGCCACATTTTCAGCAGATATCAGTGCGGGTAATTTAAGATTATTGGCTACTCCTGCTTCAGCAAATTCTACTACCTTTACGGTAATTAGAACAACTATAAACTAACATAAGGATTGTGTGAATTATGTCAAACGAAAAATTCAAAGTAAAATTCGGTCTCGCAGTAGGCGATACCACAATGACGGTAGATGCCGCCACAGGTAATATTATTACCAATGGTGGGCAATCAACAGCCAAAACTATAACAGGCGGTGGCAAAGCCATAGATGCTAACGGTAATGTATTGGTCAGTAATTCTACTAACAATACCACTCAACAGCCAGCCGCTGGTTTTTTTGATAATACAACAGCAAGCAGACAAGGGCGTGTGTTTGTCAGAGAGTATGGACAAAATACAGGCACTAATGCCACTGCGGCTACTATTGGTAGTGCTCAGGTAATTTTAGAAGCCAGTCGTGGAACTGGTAGTGCCCCAACCAATGTCAATGTGGCAAACACAACCACTGGTGCGTTTGGTGCTGGTTATTACGATGGCAGCAGATTTAGCAGTGAAAATGGTATTGGTCCTCAAAGTCTTTTTGTATTTCAAAACACAGAAAACACAGCCTTTGAGACTTCAGTATTTACAGGTAGTATCAGTGGAACTACACTAACGGTCACTGCTGTCACCAGCGGTGCTATTCACGTTGGTCAGTTGATCACAGGCACAGGCATCAATGTAGGCACAA